TAATATGAGCACTAAAATACACTTAGAACTTGAAGAGACTGATTTATATAATGCTTTGAGAACAATAATTAACCATCCAAATGGAGAAGAGATAGCAAAACTGTTAACTCCTTATATTGGTGGTAGTCCAGATTGTTCAAAATGGTTTTTTAAGTTATTGTATGGTAAGACTTTACCTGATAAGATACCTGTTGGTACTATCTGTTTAACACATGTTAACAATCTTACTTATGAAGTTGATAAAATACTAACTAAAGCATCTGATCTTTGTGATAATGAAGGTATGATAGCTTGTACAATAGTTGAGTTTAGAGGTTATCATGACTGGAGACACTTTGAAGTTACATCACAAGGTATTGATTCATCTGGTAATCAAAAAGTATTTAAGAGTTACCTTATGGGTGATCAATTAGAGCTATTAGAGGAATTTTAAAATAGTATATCTGTGATATGCTTTTTCCTAGTAAATGTAGAAGGGGTAGTGATACCCCTTTTTCATTGTTTAGCTATATATGCAGTAATTAGATGTGTAGTAAGTTTAGTTAATTAATATAATGATTTATATTTACTAAACTTTTATACAATAATGCCATACTATCAATTATCTAATGGTAAGACAATCTATCTAACTATTGATCCATACCTTGATTTAAGTGATGATGATATACAGTATATGATATCTGTGGATTATGGTGATCAAATATTAAACCCTTTTACTGATTCTGCTGTAGTAGAAAATGTAAAAGAAAAATATTATGATTTTGACTATTTACCAGATGATGAGTCTGATGATAATAGTGTCTCTGATGATGAACCTTTTGATGATGTAATAGATATATCATTAGATTAGGTTAATCTTTCAATTTAAATTTTATTGGCAATAACTGCTGTAGGATATTCTGCAGTTAGAATTTTTATTTATGATTAAAAAATGTATAAAACTATGGAAAAGTTAAAACAACAGATTAAAGATTATCAGTTATCTGCAGGCAAAATGTACATGCAGTATGAAACTGATGGGTATTCACAGTACCAAAACTATTTGTACAAAAGAGCACTATATGGATTAGATGCACTTTCTGAACAAGAACTAGCTACTATCTGTAGCAAAAAGAAACAAAGAGTTATTAATGTGTATAAAAGAGCACAGGTTACACTTAATAAGTTTAAGCAACAGGTTACTATTCAATATAGTAATTTTGTTTTCAAAACTTTGTTTCCAAACAGTCCTATTACAAGTATATTACTTGCTGATACTGAAGTAGATGAGAGCTTTAAAAATACTTTAACTTTTAAAGAGTTAGGTATTAATAAAGATCAAATTATTACTATCTTTATCAATGAAGGTATCCTTCCTAAAAACTTTTTAAGTTTAGAAAGAGATCCAAACCAATTACCAAGATTAAAAACCACTAAAAACTAAGATTATGACAAGAAAAGAATTTTTAAACAAGTTTGAAGACTTAACTAGACAGTTAGAAGATCTAGTAAGTCAATTACCTTCTATACCTGAATTAGAAGAAGATATTTATAAAGAAGATGAAAGCAAGATTGCTGTATCTGCAGACATAATGAACTTAGAAACGAGTGTAGATAATTTATCAGACTTATACTTTGATGAAGCTTAAAACTTGTGATGCTTGTCAGAAAGAAACCGTGATATGGAAGAACCATGAGGGATTTAAGTATTGCAAATATTGTTGGAGTTGCCAAAATCCCAAGAATAAAGATAATATACAGAAACCAACTGATTATAAAATCCCTCTGGTTTCTTCTAAAAGAAAGAAAAAAGATGCTGAGTATCTTAAATTAAGAGAAAGATTTCTCACTGAGAATCCATTATGTGTGGTGAAGGTGAACGGATGTGGTCATGGTGCCACTGATGTTCACCATACACACTCTGGAAGCAACAGAGAAGCTTTTTACTTAATTCAATCAACTTGGTTATCTGTTTGTAGAAATTGTCACCAGTGGGTGCATTTAAATAGTAAAGAAGCCCGTATTCTTGGATATCTCAAGTAATTTGGTTATATGTAGAAAATGTCATATCTTTGTGACATGAGTAAATTATTAAATCATGTATTTGATGTGTCTTTGTTAGACAGTCTTACAAAACTAGGTATCTACAAAATAACACACTTATCTAAAAAAGATATTTTTTATATAGGTAGTGCTTCTGGTACTTTTAATGGTAAAAAATGTAAAAAAGGTTTTTATAGAAGATTTCTTGAACATTTACATTTTCTAGAACATAATAAACATACTTCAAAATACTTACAAAATGTTGTAAATAAGTATGGTATTGAAGGTATTAGATTTGAAATACTTGAAATTGTAGAAACAGAAGATAGAAAAGTTATCCTTGAAAGAGAACAATATTATTTAGATACTCTAAAACCTGCTTACAATTCAAGTACAACAGCTAGATGCCCTACAGTACCTTTTACTCAGGAAAGAAAAGACTATTTAAGTAAATTATTTAAAGGTAGAAAATTTCCTGAAAGTGTTTATGATAATAGAAGAAAACCTATTTTTCAATTTACTAAAAAAGGTGTTTTAATAAAAAAGTATAATTCTGCTACAGAAGCTGCAAATGACACTAATATTGATAGAGGTTCTATTAATAATGTTGCATTAGGTAAAAAACAAAGTGCTGGGGATTACTTATGGAGTTTTAATAATTCTGTAACTATTACTGAAAAAGAAGTAATTCAACAATTTGATTTAGAAGGTAATTTAATTAATACTTATAATACTCTTGAAGAAATTTTAAAAATGTTAAATATAACTTCCAGAACAGCCATTAAAAATGCATGTAAAGGAGGACAATATCAAGCATATGGTTTTCAATGGAGAAAAGGATATTATGTAAATAAAATAGAAAAATTACCTGTTAAAAAAATACAAGGTAAACCAATTTATCAAATAGATTTGGTTACTGATGAAATAATTAATGAATTTCCCAATACAACATTTGCTGCTAAAGCTCTAAATATTTCTAAAACAAGTATAAATAATTGTGCTATTGGAAAATATAAGCAAGGTGGTGGATATAAATGGAAATATAAATAACTTTTAAACAAAGTAAAATGGAAGAAATATTAGATGTAGAATTTACATTAGGTAATGGTCAAAAAATTGAAATGTCAATTCAACAGTCAGAAGACTGGAGTGAAATTAAAAAAGACACTAGAGCTATAATGAACTTGATCAATGGAGAAAGTTTATTTGTATCTATTCAGTCAGCATGTGAAGATGAAGGAGTAGCCTTCAAAATCATAGGAAGTACTAATGATACTACTTATCATCATGATGCTAATGTAGTAGATGTTATTTTAACTGAAGTTATTTAAGTATCACAACCATATCCATGAACATCCTGCAGAAGCAAGAGAAATGGGTTGGTTAAAATAATTGATTATGGGACAAAATGAAATTATTCCTAGAACAATTTATGAATATTATTTAGATAGACAACAAGAATTTAATAGATTAATAAAACAATTAAAAACTTGTTGTTGCTTTCCAACTAGAAAAAAGATAAAAATTAGGTTGGAGGAGCTCCATATTATTTTAAGTAGAGATTATATGTTATCTAAAAATGAACTAGTTCAAGTATTAGGTATTAAGTATAAAGAACTTAAAAAGTATCCAGAATTGGTTGAAATTAACAGGAAAAGAAAAGAACTTAAAAGACTGATAGCATGAGTAAACCAAACACAAAACAAATTAAAGAAATTGCTGATAAGTCTGAGACTATTGGTAATGTATTATATGATAAGTTTCAAAAAACTGAAACACTTGAAACTGCTAAAGTAGCAATAGCAGCATTTAGAAATACTCTTTATGCTAATAATCTACTGATTAAAAATGAAAAGTTATGACAGAAGATGAACAACTAAAAATAATACAAGATAAGCTAAACATTAATGACAGAAGAACAGTAAAGCAAATCTTAGCACATAAAGAACTTTGTGAGGACATTATAAAAAGAGATGTTATATCTGAACTAAAGCTGGTGGAAGAATATCAAATTCCTCAGAGCCATTTAAAAAGTTTAAAACAACAGAATAAACTATCTTTCTTTGCAAGTACAGGTGAAGTAAATAAAATTAGCCGTGGATCTAAAGTATATTATTTTGTAGATGAAGTGAAAGATTTGTTTGGATATAATATCCGTTACAATAAATCTCATTTTTTTAAGAAAAGTATATTTAACAAGTTAGTAGTTGATATGTCAGCAGAACTATGTACAAGTAGAGAAGCTGGAGCATTAAAAATGTTTCTTATAGATAACTTATCAGTTGAAGAAATTGGTGAACATTACATTATAACCAATGAAAGAACAAATCAATTAATATCTAAGGCTTATAGAAGAATTGTTAGTAAAGTGTTTCAGCTTAATAAAATGTTTAAAAGCTATAGAACAAATCTTGAGTATCAAACTGAAAATGAGTTATTAAAAAAACAAAATACAGAATTATACAATAAGTTTTTAAGAGTTAAAGAAAATGATGTTCTTAAAGATCTTAAGTCTAATACAAATGTTGAACATTTTGTTAGACATGGTTATGATGTTAAAGATTTAGTTAAAGGCTTACATGAATTTAATAATTACTTGTCTGTAAGAGCACTTACATGTTTAAAAAATGCATATATTGAAAATCTTGATGAGCTACTATCTTATCCTAAACGTGATCTTAGGAGAATGAGAAATATGGGTGAGAAGACTGTAAATGAGATTTGTGATTGGTTAGAAGAAAAGTATAACTGGGAATTAAAATAAAAAATATGCCAGAAGTTCAAGTTACAACTACAGTAGATATTGATCAATATGTTGATGTAGATATTGCAGATATTTTAGATGAGTGTAGTGAAAAAGAATTAGAAGCTGTTGTTGACTATCTTGTAGATAATGAAATAATTAAAGCAAATAGAATTTTGCCTAAGTATATTTCTCAATCTGAAGAAGAGTTTGACAAAAATGTAGAAAAGCTATCAGTGCTTTATTTAGCAATATCTAATGAAGATAGTGCTGTAATAAATGATATATTAAAAAGATACTGATTTATTTATTTATGATTTAAAATTTATGATTATGAAAAAACAATTTATTCAAATTGCAGTTACAACAGATTATACACTGTTTAACTATTTACCAATGAACAGAAGTGTAGACTCTAAACAAGTAGAAGCATTAGTGCAAAGTATCCGTAAAATGGGTGTAAGAAGATCAATAATGTGTATTAAAACAGATCTTATTGATGGTGAGTTAAAAACTTACATTATTGATGGTCAACACTTATTACATGCTTGTCAGAGAGAAGGTATTTCAGTTAGATATGAATATATTGCCCTCT